ACAACTTCATTGTCCTTCGGGATCAAGGTGAGTTGGATTGTAAACGTACCTACCGAGAGAGGTGGGAGTACTATACGGGTAAAGCGGAGAAACCTTTTCACCTTAAACTCATCAAGACAGATGTTCCAATCTATCTGGAATCTGATGAAGAATATTCTAAATCCGTTCTTAAGCTAAAGTACTATAACCAAATGGTCGAGGCATTGAAAGCAATTCTACAAGCGATCAATAACCGTTCATTCTATATTAAAAATGCAATTGAGTTTGCTAAGTTCCTGAAAGGTTATGAAATCTAATGTTATTATTCAGAAGAAGAACGAAGTCTATTTAACAATTGAATGTGAACCTCATGTAGGTCACGAGTTAGCAGACCAGTTTACTTTTGAAGTGCCTCAAGCCAAGTTCATGTCAGCGTACAAGAAAAGGTATTGGGATGGAAAAATTAAGTTATTCTCCCCAGGTACAGGCGAGATTTATGTTGGTCTTCTCCCTTATATCACTTCGTTTTGCGAAGAGAAGGGGTATGAAGTTATCCTTAAAGACAACGAATTTTATGGACTTCCATCAACAGTGGATGAGTTCATTACTCCCGAAGGAATAGGAGAGTATATCAAATCGTTGAACTTACCACATAAGGTAAGGGACTATCAGTACAAAGGTATCTACGAAGCATTACGCAACAAGCGTAAACTATTACTGTCGCCTACAGGTTCTGGTAAGTCACTCATGATCTATGCTCTTACTAGATTCTGGGCAGCAAAGAAATTACAAACACTCATAGTAGTTCCTACGACATCTCTGGTAGAACAGATGTCTAAGGATTTTCAGGACTATGGTTGGAACGCAAAGCATCATTGCCATAAAGTATATGCAGGTACTGATCCTAGGTCTGATAAAGATGTGATCATTACCACATGGCAGTCAGTGTACAAACTACCTAAGACATACTTTGAAAGGTTTGGTGCTATAATAGGAGATGAAGCACACCTATTCAAAGCAAAGTCATTGACAAGTATTATGAATAAACTACACGATTGCAAATATCGCGTAGGGTTTACAGGTACTTTGGATGGCACACAGACAAACCGCCTTGTTCTCGAAGGTGTATTTGGAACTGTAGACAAGGTAACTAAGACTGAAAAACTAATCAAGCAAGGTCATCTCTCTGAGTTTGAGATCAAAGTACTACTTCTCAAGCATGACAAGCAGAAGTTTGATACCTATCAAGACGAGATGGACTACCTTGTAGAGCATGAAGGACGTAATAAGTTCATACGTAACCTAGTTTGTGACCTGTCTGGTAACACTCTCGTCTTGTTCAACTACGTTGAACGGCATGGTATGCCCCTTTTTGAACTGATAAATAATAAGGTAGGAAAAGATCGGTTGGTCTTTTTAGTCCATGGTGGGGTAGATACTGAGGACAGAGAGAAGGCAAGACAGATTGCGGAGACTACACATGATAGTATTATAGTGGCATCTTATGGGACTTTTAGCACTGGGATTAATATTCGGAACTTACATAACGTTGTCTTTGCTTCGCCATCGAAATCGAAAATCCGCAACCTCCAGTCGATCGGTAGGGTCTTAAGGAAAGGAGACCACAAGACAAAAGCAATACTCTATGACATTGCTGATGACATAGGAAAGAACTACACACTGAACCATCTTATAGAACGTGTAAAATTATATAATGAAGAAAACTTTAATTACGAATTCATTGATGTCCGAATCAGAGAGTAACATGGAAGATCAAAAGAAAGCAGAATTCTTAGCCGCCATTAAATTGGTGTCGGGCGAAGAACTTCTTGCTGTAATTGAACATGTACAGGATGAGAATGGTGACTACATGATAGTACAAAACCCCGTAGAAGTCGAAGAAGTCATGCTACAGGGTAATAAAGCAGGTGCAAAAGTGTCACCTTGGATGAAATTTTCACGCGAGGAAGAATTTCTCATCCCCAAAGATAAAGTTATAACTGTCGTTGAAGTAGATACAGAAGTACAAATATTTTATGCTATGTCTTTAAGGAGACTTAATGGAGATACTATTACAGATAGTAATGGTAGAATCTCTACTGTAGAGGAAGCTCGTATAAAACTAAATAAGATGTTTGAGAAGTAGCTATTCCTTGTCTTGAACTCGCACACTCGTATTGTACATCGAATTACAACACTTGTCAAGCCCCCATTGACTTTTTAATAAATTTTCGTTATAATAACAGTAACAAACCATACTAACATGGCAGTAAGAAGAAAGGTACAGAGTGAGCATTATGTAAACAATAAAGAGTTCTTGGAAGCACTCATCGTCTTCAAGGCGAAGTGTGCTGCTGCAAAGGAAGCAGGTGAACAGCGTCCTCAGATCAGCAATTACATCGGAGAATGCTTTTTGAAGATTGCTACACACTTATCATATAAACCAAACTTTGTCAACTACATGTTCCGTGAGGACATGATATGTGATGGCATTGAGAACTGTGTTCAATACATAGAAAACTTTAACCCAGAAAAATCCAAGAACCCTTTTGCATACTTTACTCAGATCATATACTATGCCTTTCTGAGACGTATACAAAAAGAAAAGAGACAGTTGGAAATAAAGAATAAGATACTAACTAAGTCTGGATATGAACAGGTCTTCCATACAGATGACAAAACAAGTTCATCAGACTATAATACAATTAAGGAGAACGTAGAGATAAGAATCAAGTGACATATCCCATTACAATCGTCGATGATTTTTTTGAGGATCCTGATGCTATCGTTAAGATGGCAAATGAATTAAAATACTATCCTCCTGATACTGGTAACTGGCCAGGTATGAGAACTAAACAACTTCATGTAGTTGAAGATAGGTTCTTTCAATACTTTGGTGAGAAGGTAATGCTTTTATTTCATGATAAAACTCCTGAGTATTGGAAGATGCAAACTCACTTCCAAAAGATATTACCATTTCATGAGGATCAATATGATACATTTAACCGTGGTTGGGTACATCAAGACCTTGACACTTACTTTGGTGGGATAGTATACTTAACAAAAGACCCAGAACCAGATACAGGAACGTCGATTTTTAAAACAACTACTGGATTTGCCATGCAATATGGTCATGAACTTAAGTTTAAAGAACGTAAGTATAAAGGAGAGGAAGTAGATAGACAGGAATATTGCCAAGCATATGATGCAGCACACCAACAGTATAAAGAATCAGTGAGGATAGAAAATGTTTACAATAGATTTGTCATGTTTAATAACCACACACATCATGGAGTACAGACTTTTGGCACTAAGGAACGTCTAACTTTAAACTTTTTTGGGATGGAAGTGACAGGTAAGAAACCTCCTTTAGTGAGGTCTAGATGAGATATCCAGGATTAATACCAGGCAAACAAAAAAACGTGGGCGAGCAAGAGTATGGTTGGTGCTATGGTAGGATGACCCTAGATGGTAAGAAGTACGTAGACCCTATGTTGAACTTCGGTTGCTATACATTAGGGTATGGTCGTATGCAGATCATGAACTATGTACGTGATAATATGTGTATTAAACCTGAGGTAGCAGAGAATTTTTTTGATGTTCAACCTCTTAAGTTAAACAATGCTGCATGGAAACTAGCAAAGACACTCAAGGGTGTCACAGGATATCGAAGTATCTTTGCATTGAGTGGTAGTGATGCTGTAGAAGGAGCAGTTAAACTTGCTAGTGCATATCAAGCACTTACTAATAAGAGAAAGAAGATAGTTACCTTTGAGGGTAGTTACCATGGATCTACCATGCTAACTCAGAGTATGGGTGGTGCTTTATTCGGTGACCCATTCTATACAATGGATCCTTATCAGAATATACTAAAATTACCAGTAGACTTCGATTTGAATCAATATGATTGGAGTGAGGTAATGTGTCTAGTAGTAGAGAGTTGCCCCTATGTAGACGCTCTCAGACCCCATACAGAGGAGTTCTGGAAGAAAGTGTCACAGATACAAGAGCAAGGTGTTATTATAATAATAGATGATATTTTTACAGGAGGAGGTAAGACAGGTAACTTTGTAGGTTGGAAGAAACTACCAGTGACACCTGACATCTTTACCATGGGTAAAGCAATTACAGGAGGTTACTTCCCATTGAGTATCACTTTATATAATGACAAGATACATCAGGCATTACCTAGAAGGTTTGACTGGGAACATGGATTCACTTATAGTTTTAGTTTACCAGGCATTCTAAGTTGTCTCGCATACATTCAAATACTTGAAGAAGAACTCCTTATGAAGAAGCATAGAGACATAGTAGTAAGGGCGGTTGACCTATTCCAAAATTTAGGTTATACTATCAAAGGACAGTTTGGAACTATAATTGAGATTGAACGTGAACACAGAGGAATGTACACCATTCCCATTGATGCTAATGACGAATATTATTATGTACTGGAGCAACAACTGAAGTGAAGATTGCTATAATAACAGATCAGCACTTTGGTGCAAGGAAGTCAAGTAGGATATTTCACGACTTCTTCAAGAGGTTCTATAGAAATGTGTTCTTTCCAACACTTAAAGAACGTGGCATTACTACAGTTCTAGACCTAGGAGATACATTTGACAACCGTAGAAACTTAGATATATGGGCAGCACAGTGGGCAACTCATAATTATTTTGATGTACTCAAGGACATGGGAGTACAAGTTCATGCCTTAGTAGGAAACCACACAGCATATTTTAAGAATACTAATCTAGTAAACACTCTAGTGACTACAGTTGGAGAGTATGACAACGTAACAATATACACTAAAGCAACTGAGGTGGAGATAGGTGGACTACCTATTCTATTCATACCTTGGATTAATGAAGAGAATCATGATGAGACATATGATCTAATTAAAAAAAGTAAGTGTCCAGTAGCAATGGGACACTTAGAACTCAATGGGTTTGAAGCACACAAAGGTTATATCATGGATCATGGTGACAGTACAGCACCATATAAAAGATTTGATAAGGTATTCTCAGGACATTATCATCAGAGAAGCACCAGAAATAATATAACATACTTAGGTAACCCGTACCAAATTTACTGGAATGACTATAATTGTAAACGTGGTTTTCATATATTTGATACTGAAACTCAGCAATTGGAGTTTATACCGAACCCTTACAGCATCTATCAGAAGATATACTACCATGAGGATCGTGTAAATAGTAGTAAGTTTAAGTATACAGACTACACAAACAATTTTATTAAGATCATTGTAGAGCAAAAGAAGAATACAGATAAATTTGAATTCTTTCTTTCACAACTCTATGCTGCTGGTGTACATGAGATCAAAGTTATCGAGGATCCATCATTTGAACAAGATTTAAGTGAGGAGATTGATATAGAGAAAGAGGATACTCTTACCATCCTTGAACGATACGTTGATGACATAGAATATAAAGATAAGACTGCACTTAAATCTATATTAAAGAACCTATACGTGGAAGCACTAGAGTTAGTATGATGTATATTTTAGCAATTGCTGGTAAAGAAAAAGAAGGTGCCTATGCGATTCAAGGAAAGAAATCTGACAAAATGGTTTACATGTTCCTTGACAAAGACGACGCTTTACGCTATGCTGGACTTCTGGAAGCTGATGACTTTCCAGAAATGTCAGTGGTAGAGGTGGATGATCGTGAGATTATTCAAGCTTGTGTCACTAGCGGTAACGAATATTATGTTGTCACTCCTGATGATATAGTAGTACCCCCTAGGGAATAATTTTTGTCTGAATGATTATTTTTAAATCTGTACGTTGGAAGAATTTTCTTTCAACTGGTAATGTTTATAGTGAAATACAGTTAGATGCAAGTCCTGCTACATTGATAGTTGGATCAAACGGTGCAGGTAAATCCACATTCTTGGATGCTATCTGTTTCGGTTTATTCAATAAACCTTTTCGTAAGATAACCAAAGCACAATTAGTGAATGCGGTTAACGAAAAGGATCTGCTCGTTGAGATTGAATTTAGTATTGGTTCTCGTGACTATATGATACGACGTGGATTTAAACCTACGTTGTTTGAAATTTATCTTAATGGTTCAATGCTTTCCCAAGAAGCAGCTATGAATGAGCAGCAAAAACATCTGGAGCAAAGCATACTGAGGTTGAATTATAAATCATTTACTCAGGTGGTGATCTTAGGATCATCATGCTTCGTTCCATTCATGCAACTTAGCCCCCCTAACCGTAGAGAGGTGATCGAAGATCTCCTAGATATTCGTATCTTCTCTACCATGAATACTTTACTTAGAGACAAGGTAAAGTCAGTTAAAGAAACTCTCAGAGAATGTGAGTATCAAGTTGACCTTGCTAAGAACAAGGTTGAGATGCAACAAAACCTCATTGCTAATTTACAGGAGCAATCAAATGCAAATACCTCCAGACGAAAAAGAGAGATCAAAGATCTTGAAGGAGAAATCTCTAGCACAATGGATGCAGTTACAAAGGGATTGGGAGAACTCTCGTCTAAAGAAAAAAGTTTAGAAGCATATGGTGACTTAGATAATGAGCAGACAGAACTCCTAGTATATCAGGATAGATTTAAAACTAAAAAGAAATCTTTTGATAAAGAGTATAAGTTTTTTGAGAAGAATGATACCTGTCCTACATGTCACCAGGCAATTACAGAAGAATTAAAACACGATAAGAAAAAAGTTATAAACCTTTCACTAAAAGAATTAGATGATGCATCAGTAGCACTACAACAGAAACTTGATATCCTACTGGAGAAACTTAGTGAGAGACAGATCGTATCAAATGAAATTAAAGAAATTAATGATAGGATTAGTTCTTACAATAAAGAAATACAATGGAAGAAAAAACAGATACAAGATATAGAAGAGAAAATTAATACAGGTACGGTTGTCTCTCTAAAGAAAGAGAAAGAAAAATTAAAAGAGATTGCCAAAGATGGAATGAAGGTAGAGGAATCCCTACTTGACAGTAGGAAGACAAGGGACGACTACGATGTCGTTTCTAATATGCTCAGGGATACTGGTATCAAATCAGTTATCATTAAGAAGTATCTTCCAGTTATGAACCAGTTGGTAAACAGATACCTTAAGGAACTAGACTTCTATGTGTCATTCGATCTTAATGAAAACTTTGAGGAAACTATTAAGTCTAGGTTCAGAGATGAGTTTACTTATTCTTCTTTCTCTGAAGGAGAGAAGATGAGGATTGACCTTGCTCTACTCTTTACTTGGAGAACCATTGCTAAGATGAAGAACAGTGCTAATACTAATCTTCTCATCTTAGATGAGATCTTCGACAGTTCATTAGATGGTCAAGGTACAGATGACTTTCTTAAAATACTACATACAGTATCGGACAA